TTTAAATGCTGCCCAAGGTCAAGCAATAGAATTACAAAATCCTGTTCAAAGAAAAATACAAAGTGGTGAATTAATTGAAGGTGCGGCAAATGCAGAGAAGGCAGCTAAATTTACAGAACAAATTGAAGCGGCAACTGCAACACCTAGTGAAAAGGCAACTGTAGCAGGTCAGCTATCATCATTAACAAAAGACTTTGATCTTGAAAATCCTCCTTCATGGGCGGCAGGAGCTATAAGAAGTGTAGGTGCTCAACTAGCCAAAAGAGGTTTAAGTGTTTCTAGTGTGGCAGGACAAGCTCTTGTGCAAGCGGCATTAGAATCTGCATTACCTGTGGCACAAGCAGATGCTACAATATTTGCACAATTTGAAGATAAGAACTTATCTAATAGACAACAAAGAGCAATGTTAGCTGCTCAACAAAGAGCAGAGTTTATAGGTCAAGAGTTTGATCAAGAATTTCAAGCTAGAGTTGCAAATGCTTCAAAGATTAGTGATATAGCAAATCAAAATTTTACTGCAGAGCAAGCTATAGCTTTAGAGAATAGTCAAGCCGCAAATACAATGAACTTAAATAATTTGTCAAACAGACAGGCTCTTGTATTAGCAGAAGCATCAGCGTTAAGTAATATGGATATGTCTAATTTAAATAATAGACAACAAGCTGCAGTTCAAAACGCACAAAACTTTTTACAATTAGATATGGCTAATTTAAGTAATCTACAACAAACAGAATTATTTAAAGCACAACAAAGGATACAATCTTTGTTCACAGATCAAGCCGCAGTTAACGCTGCTAATCAATTCAATGCAACATCTCAAAATCAAGTAGATCAGTTTTTTTCTAACTTATCACAACTAGCATCGCAGTTTAATGCAACACAAGCAAATGCTCAATCTCAGTTTAATGCAGGTCAAGTGAATACAGTAGAAAGATTTAATGCTGAGATAAATAATCAACGTGATCAGTTTAATGCACAGAATCAATTAGCTATAGCACAGAACAATGCAGTATGGAGAAGAGAGATTGCTACTGCAGATACTGTTGCAGTAAACAGAGCTAATGAACTCAATGCAAATGCAATATTAGATATATCAAAAGAAGCCTACGATAATCTGTGGTCACATTATAGTGATACAATGGAGTGGGCATGGAGAAGTGCAGATAATCAATTAGATAGAATAAATCAATTAGCCATAGCAGAAGTTAGTGCTGATATTAGAAAAGAAGTCGCGGCTATGGAATCAAGCTCTGCTGCAGGAACTGCAGTGGGTAATTTGATAGGCACATTAGGTGGTGCTGCAATAACTAGAGGACTATTTGGATAATGATAACAAACCCAACACTACAAATTTTAAATTCATTTGCAAAATTAAAATTACCAGAAAAAGAAGCTAAACCTAAAAGTATGGGCATGATGTCAAGATCGAGAACACCTGTTCAAGAAATGTCTGACACAAAGAAGCAACCTGCAATGATAGCAAAAGAAATACAAATGCATATTAGAAATGCAAGAAATACACAAAAGAATGGAGACAAAGACGATGGAACAATCGTTTGATAGACCCATCCCCGGAATGGGAATGACACATGAAGTAGGAGCTAGACCTTGGCAAACCCCTCCAGCATTAGTAACAGTAGAGGAAGCTACTGATTATTATATAGAAAGAATGGGATCAGATCAGTTTAAAGCACAATTGATTGATGTCATGGAAATGGGTGTGCCATTAACCACTTTAGCAAATACTATACAATTAGCTAGTGTTATGGAAGGTATGCATACAGTTGACGTAGGCATACTAATGATACCCATTATAGTAGAACTAATGATTACAATAGCTGATTCTGCAAATGTTAAATATCAAACAGGAATGGAAGGTATGGAAAATGAAAGACCTACTATTGCTAATAGAATTATAAGTGACATTATGAAAGAAAAAAATTTAAATCAGGATGATATGCCTGTAGAGGAAAATCAAGAAACAATGCAAGAAGAGCAACCCCAACAAGAGCCTATGGGATTAATGTCGAGGAGAGCATAGATGTTTGGTAAAATATTTGGTGGAGAATTTGGAAAAGGTCTTACAAAAGGATTGGCTCAAGGATTAGAGAAAAGTTTTGCTGACGATATTGAAAGAACTAAAAACAATGTAGATAATCTTGTAATAGAATCTTATAAAGGTCAATTAGAAGCTAAAAAAGAATTTGATAGAGTTTATAAAGAGAACAGAAAGATTGTTGATCAGATTATTGCTAACTTAGGTGGAGAGCAAGGTGCTGATAATCCTAAGGCGATTGTTGCTGCTCAAGGATTAATATCTGATCAAGGATTAGATGGTGCTTTAAAATATTCTGAAAATTTAAGTAATCAATTTCAATTATATGGCAGAGACCCAATAAAAAACTTAGGTATAGCAAAAAGCGTAAATCACTCAACTCCTATAACTGCTGATTTATTAACTAAGTCAACTGTTCCTGCTATTAATATTCCTAATATTAAAGAATTAGCGAAAGACACAGACGTTGGCATAATGAAACTTTTTGGAAATATTTTAGATAAAGACGATGATTTTACCACTAGTCAAGTAGAAACAAGAGTCAAAGCATTAGCAAGAGCTAGAGGAATTGATTTAAATAGAGGAGATTTAAATTTACCTGCAGCAGTTAAAGTTAAACTTGATCCCTTAGTTTTAGGTATGCAATCCAACCCTACAAATGAAATAATAAGATTACAAAATTATTTGGAAGATAATAAACAAGGCATGTCAAATGACACAGAGGCTAGAGTCAAGAATATGATTCAAGTACAACAAAATATTATTGATAGACAGAATAAAATTAAAACACAAAGAGCTCCCGGACCTTTTAATGAAGCTGAGGCAAAGGACTATATGAAATTTATAACAGATCAAATTGTAAGTGCATTTGACATAAATGTTAAAAGAAATGATTTTACAGGTGCTTATATTTCAATTGGTGATAAAAATAAAAAAAATAAATTAGTGATGGATTATGTAAACAAAATTATGATTACATTAAATGATGCCGCTAAAAAAGGAGTATTAAGCAAACAAGGAAATTTTATGACTGTTGTGTCTCAAGCTATTCTTGCAAATAAAAAGTTAGTAGATGTCGATGGTGTTTTGACAACTGTGAATGATGATGTAATATTTAACCAAGAAGATTTTGATACACTTAAAAATAAAACAACAAGTCAATTAAATCAACCCGGAAAGACAAAGTTATCAGGCATGAATCAATCTCAATTAGTGGCAAAAATTAAATCTATGCAACCAAACACACCTGATAGAACAAAAACTATGGATCAGTTAGTAAAACTTATAATTAGTAACAGAAAGGCTCAAGGGACACCCATAAGTTATAATGATGCAATGAATATAGCTAAAAATTTAATAAAATAGAGAGTTTAAATGCAGTATGAAATAGATGCTGATTACACTCAGTTTGATCAAAAAGGTTTAACTAGAGAAAATCTAACCCAAAACGTAAATTTTTTATCAGATGCTAGAGCCTTTTTAGCAGATAGAGAAGATTACTATTCCGATAACCCTGAAGACATATACGACAGATACTTAGAACATTTTCGTTATCAAAACGTTAATGAGGTAACTGCTGTAAGAGATATGTATCAAGCACAAGATTACAAATCAAAAGGTGATGATGAAGGTCTAGCTAGAATGGGCAGACTCATGGACACTTTTGATAAGCAAGATAGCGAGTATACAACGGAAACTTTAACAGATTACTTAGGTGGTGTGTTTACTGCTCCATCTACTTATGCAGGTATGTTTTCTTTTGGGGCTGCGAAAAGTGGTGCTTTAGCTGCTCAACAAGGAATAAAGTTTGGAATAAAAGAAATAATTAAAAATGGTGCTAAAGTTGCAGGTAAAGATTTGACAACAGGAGCATTAAAAAAAGCAGGTAATTATTCTAGATTAAAAGCATTAAGAGAAGGCTTTGCAAATGGTGGATATAAAACTGCTATAGGTGCAGGTGTTGTAGACGCTTTAGGTGCATCAGGAACTGCTGCCGCTCAAGAAAAAACTAGAGTTACGATTGATCCTGAAAGAGAGTTTGACAATAGTAATGTTGCATTAGCAGGTGCGTTAGGATTTCTTCCCGGAACTTTATTGGGTGGATTTACAGGTGCAAAGAAAGCAATAGCAGGTAATACTGCAGAAATGTATTTAAAAAATGCATTAAAAGAAAATAGAAAAGCAGTACATTCATCTTTTAAAAATCACACTTTAAAAAATTTAAAAGACAAAGGAACTATAGGAAAGTTAACTAAAGATTTAAACTCAAAATTAAATAAAATAGCTTTGTCAAAAACTGCAGAAGAGTCACTTGAAAAAGGTAAAAAATTAAAAGAGGATTTAGCTCCTGAAGTTGGAACACTATTTAGCTTAGATAGTAAAATTATAGCTAATATATCATCTGCAGGTGCAGAAATAATAGATATGATAGGACCTAGAGCAGGTGTTACTAAAGGCAGTAAAGAAGATTTAGAAGAGAGAATAACTTCTAGAATAGCAAGAGGTTTTTCTTTACCTAATGAAGAGATGAAGGGTAAGTTAATGGATGCCTTTCAAGGTATTCTTAAAAAACATAATCTAACTGCTCAAGAGTTTGGGTCATTGTATTTAGCAGAGATATCTGAAGCAGGTAGAACATTAGGTGTGCAAAGTAGAATATCAAAAGCTCAAACTAAACAATTATTTGAAGAGTTAAATGAGGTAGACAAAAATTTATATACTTTAGGTAGAACTACAGAACAAGCTAGAGAAGAGATTCTTAAAAATGCAGATAGAGGTAACTTTTTAAACTCTATCAATGATGGACTACGTGCATTAAATAAAACACGTATTGGTTTAATGACAGTGCAACTAGCTACAACTGTAAGAAACACTACAAACGGATATCTTAGAAATTATGTTTATGGTCTTAATAATTTAAACGCAGGTTTACTTAGAACTTTAGTTGTAGCACCTCAAAGATATGTGAGAGGTGTGATATTTAATGATGATCAATTAAAAAAAGCAGGTGCTTTTGCTGCCAAAGAAGGTGTGGCAGATTTAAAAAATGCATTTAGTTCTGCGTATTTAAAAGATTTAGTTTTAGGAATACAAAGTGAAGACACTGCAGTATTAGTTAAAATGTTTAAAGACCCTAAATTAGGTAATTCTGAAAAAGCATCAGAATTGTTTAGATCACTAGGAGATATAGGAAACAGTGTAACATCAAAGATAGGAACACAAAATAGCAGAATGATGAGAGTTGCTTCTTTGCTCAACGGATTTAACACCATGAGTGATAACATGTTTAAGGCAGCTATATTCTCTAGAGAGATAGACAAATTAATTAGAATAGATGCAGGTGACGTATTTAAGAAAAATGGAATAAATAATTTAAGTGATTTAGTTTCTAGTGGCAACATGAAGTTAATGGATGACAAAGCCATAGCAAATGCCATGTCAGAGGCAATGGATTTTACCTATCAAACAGGTAGATTTAGAGGAAGAAAAGGTGGATTTAATCAAGTTGCAGCAGGTTTCATTGATACCTTTAGCACACAGTTAGGATCAACATTTGTTCCTTTTCCAAGATACATGGTAAATGCATTTAGATTTTTTTATGAACATGCTCCTGTATTTGGGATGATTGACGCTTTTGGTATATTAAATAAAGCCAGAGGTGCAGATAAATTTGCAAAGCAAATAACAGGCTTTGGAATGATTACTGCTCTCTATGGCATGAGACAACAGTTTGGAGATGAGACCACAGGTGCTTATCAATACAAAAATCCATTCGGTCATGGTACATTTGATGCAAGAGCAGCCTTAGGTCCTTTCACTGCATTTGCGGCACTAGCAGATTATTTCTACAGACTAGGAAAACCTAATGGTTTCTTTGAAAGAGTGTTTGGTTTTAGATTACACGATAATGAAAAGGTGTCAGAAAAGATAAGTATAAGAGATTTAACCACTGCATTAACAGGTGGAGCATTTGGTAGAGCAGGTGTGAGTTTAGACATGATGGATGGATTAGTGTCTGCTTTGACTAAGGAGTCAAATCTTTCTGATGAAACTAAATTAAATGAAGTTGGAGCTAGATTTTTAGGAAATTATTTTAGCACATACACTGTGGGTGCAGGGGTGTTAAAAGATGTATATGCTATGGTTGATCCTGATTACAGGTTATTGACCGACAATACAGATGTTGAGTTTATTCCTTACGTATTGAAACAAGCTACTCGTTCATTTCCAATGGAAGCACACGCAGATGGTGACGGATTCTTTGAAAGACCTGCACAAACATCCCCATACAAAGCAGGTGGCATACAAAATCATATGCCTTTCTTCAGACAGATAACAGGATTGACCCCACAAGAGCCAAGAAATACTGCACAAAAAGAACTAGATAGATTAAAATTAGATTATGTTGAAGTAGCACCAAGAAAATTAAAAGACCCTGAAGCGAATAGAGATGCAAGATTATACACAGGTTATGCATTAGAGGGATATTTAACTGATTATATTAATAGTTCTGATTATAATAGTTTAGATAATGATGCACAAAAGAAAAAAGCTCTTAAAATAGAAATGGCTAATATTAAAAATGAAGCATTAGCTTATGCTTTAAGTAGTCAGGATTGGGATACAACCGATGATATAATCAGAAAAAATAGAGCAAGATTTTTTAGACTCCGTGGATTAGATAGAGAAATAATAGAAAGAGAATGGAGAAAACAAAATCCGGGTCAGGATATAGAAATGGATGATTACGGAGATTTATTGGAAATAGGGGAAGATTTTGGAATAATTAAGTAGCAACGTATCTTAATATTCCCATCATTAACGCTGCACAAGCAACACCATTAACCATTAATAATGCTCTATCATGCCAAAGATAAGCCATACCAGTTAAGCAACCTGTGCCTACGCAGGAGGATATCAAATCGTAGAAGGGGAACACACCGACTGCTCGACAGATTATCCCTGACATGATGAACATAGAACCTATCCATTTTAGATACCAAGATAGGTCATGCGTTGGAGTTATTTTTTGCATTTAACTCCTTTAACTTTTTTAGAATTATATCTGTTAAACCCTGCACAAGTTTAACATTCTCAAATATCTCTTCTAATTTTTTTGAAGTAGTATTATTTTTCTTTTCCATAAACTCTTTAGCTTCTTTTTCTAGCCTCATTCTTTTCAACCTGTTTAAAATAAGCAAAGTTATAACCTCTTTGCCACTCCCTATGTTGCATAGTTTTTGCAGGAAAAGGATTCTTTTTATTAAATCTAAAACCTGTGATGCCCTGATTATACTGCAACTTCAAAGGTGCATCATATTTACCTAGACCTCTTTCTTGTCTACTTAGATTTTTTTTCTTCTTTATCACTTTTTTCTACAGTCTTTCTTTCAAAGTATTTTATAAGCATAGATAGTCTAGCATCATATTTGTCTATGGCTTCTAACTCCTTATCTATTGATCCTTGTATATCAGAGTGTTCTCCAATACCAACAGATGTTCTTAAAAATACTTCTACGTTAGCTATATGTCTGTTTATATTGCCAACATAATAAGACTTTAAAGCTCCTAATAACATTTCTCTCATAGTTATCTTCCTTCTATATCAACTATCTCACACGATCCAGCAACACATGCCAAATCTTTACTTCCTGTAGTTGTATCTTCTTTTTCAAAATCTTTTAGTTTACTCCAATCAATTGACTCAGGCATATCATTTAATAAATTATTATATTCTTCTTCATCAATATCTTGATAAGGTGCTTGCTTGTAAGTGTGTTCACTAAAAGGTAAAAAAGATATTCCTGATACCTCATCAAAGTTATCATACACCCATGCACCAACTTTCATCCATTCGTTCTCTTTTACAGATACAGTGACTGAAGGTTTGTGTTCACACCAATGTCTTTGAAAAGTTAACCAATAATTAAGTTGTTCTATGGCAGTCATCTCAGTTCTGGTGGTAGCACCTTTTGGTGATTTCATAGGAAAACTAAAAACAGAAACACTGTCAGGCTTAGTAATATCAGGCTCTATAGGTATACCTGCTTCTTTCATAAACTGTGTTAGTGGGTCTTTATTATCTCCACGAACAGTTCTAATATAATACGAATTATGTCTAGCATGAATACCACTTGCACTATCGACTAACTGAGAAACAGTTCCTGATGGTTTAATGCAGGTAATAGCAGTAGATTGAGGTATACCTAAATCTTTAGCTACCTTTTTATTTGTTTCTACTGCAACTTCTTTTAATTGTTCAAGAGTGTCTTCTAAATTTTTATCGTATGGAGATAGAATAGGACAATCAAGAATACCTGTTAGGGAAACTCCTAACAATCTTTCTTCTTCTGTATTATCTTTCCACACCTTACGTAGATATTTAAAATCTGTAAGAGTAGATTGGAATGTTCCTAATATAGTAGCCATTCTAACTTTATCTTTTAATGTTTGTAAATCATCTGTTTGTCTACATACGACCTCTGTAAGATTACAAAACTGATAAGGTCTTAATATAATCTCACTACAAGGATTACAACCAAACTGTATATAATCTAAAGGTAACACAGGCTTTTCTACTAAAGCATATTTTCTTCTTTTATTTTTAGCTGCTTGTTTGATGGCTGATTCTCTATTGAAAATGCCACGCTCTCCTGATTTAGATTCATATAAGGCTGTCCATTCTCTCATGAATGTACCCATCTCAGGTTTACCTTTGAATGCTACAGAGTTATTGGCTAATGCTCTTTGCCCTTCGTTCTCCCACCATTGACCTGACTTTGCATGTCTCATTTGATCATCACCTAAATTAGACAAAGATATAAGTGCAGAACGTCTAACACCACCAACAACTACAACTTCTCCTATCTTGCACATAATATCGTGACACTCAATAGGATATAGTCTTCTTCCTGATGCCTTCTTAAATATGCTTATGCAAAAATGATATAAGTCTACTAAAGGTTGAGGACCTGACGCTCTACCACCAAATGTTTTTAATCTTGCACCTGATGGTCTAACTTGTGTTACATCTAAAGATGGAACTTGTCCCACATATAACATAGCAATAAGTTCACGTAATGCTCTTGCCCAACCCGGTCTGCTATCTCCAACTGTTATAACTGTAGTGCTATTTTCAAAGTGTTCATTAACTACAGGTAACTTATCAACATTCTCTCTTTCAACAGAGAATCCAACACCTGTGCCACACATAAGAATGTACATACATTCATCAAAACTTCTTGGACTATCCACAGGTATGTAGCTACAGTTGTAACCTGCAACATGACATCTGTCTAAAGCAACACCTGCAGTCATCAACGCTCTCATACTAGGCATAACACTAAGAGAAACAATAGCATCAGTCATTTTTTCTTTTAATGCCTTTGTTATTGTATAATCATTTTTAGTTTTAAGATGATTATCCATGTAATCAAAATATCTATCAACAGTTTCAAGCCAAGTTTCTCTTCTTTGCTCTTCATCATTCCATCTCGCATAACGAGATAAAGCTATAAAATTTTGATAATCTGTTGGTAAATAATTATTCATCTATGTCTCCTGTGTTCTTACCTTTATGCTAGTCACTTTTAGACCATCCACCTCATGTATTATATCTTTTAAATAATCTTCTATTTCCTGCCCTACATCTCCATCTGATGGTATTGGATATTCGTTAGGGTCAGCTTTAACATTTAAAATTATGTTAACTCGTATCATCTTTCTTTACTTTAATTAGTCTCTTCAAATAAAATAATGCTTTTTCTAAATCCTCAACACCATTTTTATATCTATATCTCCAAATATATTTTATTATATTGCCTTGCAGATAATACTCACTGCCTTCATTTGTAGCAGCCAAAATTGCATCCAAAGCCTCTATACCTGCTTGATTGTAATGTGGTGGATGATTAACCATATCCATAATCTCTTTGTGATCAGATTGTTCTCTTGCTTGTTTTCTAGCCATGTCACCTATTTCTTTAAATTTTCTATTTAATTCTTCTCTGTACATTCCCATATTAATCTTCTCTTTTAAAATCTATATGTATAACATTATCTTTTTCTTTTTTTATGTCAAATTTTTTCTTAACAAAAGTAGCTAAAAACTGCTCCATTTTTATTGCCACACTTGGCTCTACTTCCATGATAGGAACTGAGCAAGCTATTAACTCTGCTAAATGATTTAAAGCCTTTTGACTTTCTTTATCCAACGTAGAATTAGGATCACAAATAATATTTAATTCAACATCTCCACCCCAGTAAGTTCCTTCTGCTTTTGGAACTAACTCTATATATACTGCATTTGCTTTTCTTCTCATAACTATTTCCTTTCATTTTTGCTATGTAAATCTATAAAATGTTCTGCATCAACCAATAACAATGGTTTGTGATTGTTACGTTTAACTACAACGATAGGTTCGTAATCTTTACTATTTTCTTGTGCTTGAAAATAAGACTTCCATATATTTATCTTTTCTTGATTCTTACATTCAATAGAATAGGGAAACTTTTTTCTTGCTGCTCTTGCCATTATCAAATCTTCCCCACCTGCACCCATTGATCTTGATTCAACATCATCAGGATGTATATCTAGTTTATGTATAAGAAGGTCACGAAACCATTGTTGTAATCTTCTGCCTTTTGCTTTCGCACTTTGTGGTTTTACCAAATCTTCTCTGCTTCTTTTTTCATCTTATCCGACCACATCCAAGAGTCAGTATTTGGAAACTCATACTGTGCTAAAGTATGCTTGTCCTCACTTAAAGATAAAAATCTTTGTATTGTAAAAGCAACTGTTTTTATTTGCTTTTTGTAGGCAGATAAACTTCTTAATGAAAACTTTTTACTGTCTTTAGAACTAGCAAAAAACAAATCTACCTTCTTATCAGGATATGCCATAGAGTATAAAGCCATCTGTCTCTTTTGTGATTCTGTAGGCTTTGATGGTATCCTTGCAGTTGTCTTTAAATCAACTATGGTATTATCAAACAAAAAATCAATATAACCAATAATAGGTATGGGTAAATCATCTAACTGTACCTCTACTTTTTCTTGATATCCCTCAAGTTTTTTGTATTTAAATTTTTCATCTAATACTTTACCATAACCCTCAAGAGACTTTCTCTCTTTCTCTGTTCTAGCTTCATGTAAATCAATACCTGCTTCACCACACAAAGCTACAAATTTTTTGTCAAGCATATCAAAGTCATAAAATCCTTTCTCAACTTTCTCTGCTAATACATGCTCAAGTGCAATACCTCTCATAGCACTAGCACCACTGAAGGATTTAATGCCAAAGAGGTATCTCATTATCCACTGAGACTTGTCTGTAATATAAGTATTTATACTACTAGGTGATAAATAATTTATATTATGCACCTTGAAAGGATCATTTTTAATCACTGAGAATCTTCTATATCAATAAAATCTTCTACAGTTTGTATGTCCTCTTTACTAACTTCTCCTTGCCTACTCT